GCCTGCTGCCACTTCGCAGTCCTTCGAGTGCTCGCCGTAGTGGAACGTCTCGATCGCCAGCGTCCCGTTGATGAGGTTCGAGTGCTTGCCGTAGTAGCAGCGCACCCTGAAGTCGGTCTTGCGCGGCATCACCAGCTCCCCTTGTGTTCGGATGGGCCCCAGTCGACGGGCTCGGGCTGCTGCACGTAGCCCTCGGGCAGCGGGTAGATCGGGCACTCCTCCGCGTCGAAGCTCAGTGGGTCGCCTTCCAGGATCAGCTTGACCTGCACGGGCGTGCCCAGCGGCACCGAATCTCCGAATTTGGGGCGGAACGCCACGAACTCAAAGCCATCGGGCGCCACCTCGCCGTTGTCGACCTTCGACCTGCTGCACTGGTTGCCTTCGACGATCACCAGGTGCCTCCTTCGTCGTTGTTCTCGAGCAGCTGCACGATCTCGTTGCGCGCCGTCAGCTGCATGAGCATCGGGTGGGGCTTCTTCGTCTTGCGCTGGCCGGCGCGCTGCTGCAGCTCGTCACCCGCGCCGTGCGACTTCCACTGCGCCGGCGGTGAACGGGGCTTGTCGCGTCGCCTCTTGCCGTCGTCGAGCATCCCGTTCAACGGAACCCAACGAACGGATGAGCCGCGGAGCAGCTTTTTCAACGCTTCTGCATGTGCCTCGTGCAGCGCGACCTTGACCTTGTTGAGGTCGTTCTTCGCTCGAAGCGCTGCTGCCTTGAACTCTTCTTCCGATGTGCGCGAAAACCCGTCCGTGAACCATCCGCCGCCACCAGGTGTGTAGACGACCGGCTCCGGCGGTGTCTTGGCGTCCCCGGTGATCATGTAGACCAGCGCATCGGATGCGTCGTTGCTTGCCATGATTCAGCGATCCTTCCGCTTGACGAAGCACATGACAGCCCCGTTCCTGTAAGTGACGGGGCCCGTGTAGTCGCATTCAGGCTCATGTCGTCTCTCGCCATGAGCCTTTGGTCGGACCATGCCGACAAAGCAAATGTGGACCCAACCTTCCTTGTCGATCTCGACACCCACATAGTGGCAGTCGACGATCGCCGGCGACCAGTACGACGACTGGTTGCTGGTTGGCCCGCCCAGGAACTTGTGCTCGTGCACCGCGGGCCCGTAGACGGGCGGCAGCCAGTGCGTGCGATGCCACACGTTCAAGGGGATGAGCGACACGAGAAGGAGTGCGCCCACCGCGCGCCAGGTTGATCCGAGGGTGTTCACCAGGTGCCTCCGTCCTTGTGGCCGGCGAACGCTGCCTTGCGCTCGCGCTCGATGTCCTGCTCGATCAGGTCGTTGGCGATCGCACATGCGTGCAGCAGCGGTTCAACGTGCTTTTCGCCGATCTCCATCGAGATGCGCTCCAGTCGCGGCCAGTCCTTCATCAGGTTGGACTGCTCAATCGCCTGGTGACGCAGGCCAGCGACCACGCGAGAGAGCTCGACCCGCGCCGGGGCGTCCAGGTTGACCTCGAGTCGCGGGAACTCGTCGTGGATCAACTTCAGCAGGTCCGCGATCTGCGCTTCGTTGAGCGTCCACCGCACGTCGGTGACCGGGTATTCCTTCAGAAGCGGTTGGAAGTCATAGACGTGTGGCCCGAAGATCCACGGTCCTTCGAATTCGTCGCGCCTTTTCACCTGAATGGACGCCGACGGGTCGGTCTCCACATTCGCGCACAGCGGCAGATCCATCACCACTCCCCGTAGCCGGCGATCGACTCGAGCTCGCGCCGATCAACTTCGTCTTGCTGCTGCTTCAGGAGCTCGGCCATGCGGTCGACGTCACGCTCCAGGTTCATCTTTCGAACCGTATCGATCTTGCGGGCTTCCTCCAAGATCTTCTCTTGCTCGCGCCGTTCGTCGTTCCTCTGGCGCCGACGCAACGTCTCATCGTGAAGCAGCGGCATCGCTGAGTTGAAGCTCGCCAGGTCACCGCGGTAATGGTCGATCTGTGCATTCGTGAACGGAAAGGACAGACGGGGGATATTCCCGCCACCAGCGCGCTTCCAGCGCTCCAGCAGCCGCTGCTCCGCGGTGCGAAACGCCAGCTCGGTGTAGCCGTCCCTGATGAGCATCGCTAGGTCGTCGGTGCCCTCCGACGACAGACATTGCCCAATGCCGATTGCACGGTTGGTCGCCCACAGCGGCAGCAGCTCTCCAGTATTGTTCTCGTCGTAGGGCAAGCCTGGGAATGCTTGGATCATCGCCCTGTACAGCTCGCCGGGCTTGCTCGTCATCAGCAGGGCGAACTTGGTGCGAATCGCGGCAAAGCCGACAGTTGCCGCGTCTGTGAAGCGACCGAGCGGCCCGCCAACCGCGGCGATCCACGTTTCGTACTCCTCGCGGATGCGCCCTTGGTCCCGCATGGCTTCGATGACTCGCGCGTAGCTCATGCGCCGGCCCTCCTGCTTGCTGCAACCAAGCTGCGAAGCTCGTCGACGGTCTTGCCGCGGATGTAGCCCAGCAGCCGCCGGTCGGCTGCCACGCGCATGTCGCGCTCCAGCTGCTCGAGCTCGGCGTAGCGGTCGAGCAGGTTGCGGATCTCGTTGTCGCCCATCACCGAGACGAGTGCCTGCAACAGCCGGCTCTGGGTGGTTTCAAATCGGGTGGTGATGTCGCGCAGCCGCTCGTGCTGGTCGCTGTTCAGAATGAGACCGATGCGGGTCGACACGACCCCTCCTATGCATACTGACTGAGTATGCGCAGTATAGCTTATAGATCAGCGGTGACTTACTCGTCCGTGGGCGCTGCGAACCCGAAACCGGGTGTGCCGTCGTACTCGCTGCCGTCCGTGACGTCCTTCTCGGGCTCGGGCACCAGCGGAAACTCGGGGATCCAGTTCAGCCCGAACAGCGCGGCGAGTGCCAGCATGGGCTGCTCGAGCCAGGCGGCGACGCCGACGACCCCCAGGACAGCCAGGCCGATGATTGCCAGGTGGATCACGTAGACGAGAGGGACTCGGGTCGGGAACATGGTGGGCGCTCCTTCGCGCGTTGGTAAGCGGGTGCTGAGCATTCTAGGCCCGCTTACCACCTCCACCTACAAGCAGTTCGACGTCCGTCCTCGCCTGCGACCAGCGGATCGCCGGCTTCTCGACGAAGCGGTAGGCGAGCGCCGCCGCTATAAGACAGACCCCCACCACCAGCGCGAGCCCGAGCAGCTGCTGCAGTGCCCCGGCGCCGACGATCCGGTTCCAGACGTTGAAGGTGATCCCGGTGAGCGGGTTGTGCAGCAGGTACAGGCTGTACGAGACGGTGCCCAGCCACGCCAGCCAGGCGGGCTCACGCAGCTGCAGCGCAAGACAGCCCAGGATCGCGACCGAGGCGCCCGCGGCGACCATGCTGAAGGTGGAACCCGTCACGCCCAGCAGCGCCACCCCGAGCAGGTACGCGCCGTAAACCACCCGGTCGAAGGTGCCGCCGACCAGCGCGTGGTAGGTGAGGGCGCCCAGGAGGAAGGTGTGCCACGTGGGCAGGAAGCTCGCCGCCGGCGCGCTCGACAGCGGCAGCAGGGCGATGAGGGCGGTAGCCTGCAGCATGCGCGGCATCGGTATGCCGAAGCGGTCGGACGCCGCCATCATCACGGCGAACACCAGGTAGAACTGCAGCTCGATGCACAGCGTCCAGAACGCCAGATTCAGGGGCTTGTAGCCGACGATGTCCTGGGCGTAGAGCAGGTGCGCGCTGATCGCGTCCAGGCTGGGCAGCTCCGCCGGCATGACGAGTGACTTCAGCACCAGACACACCAGGGCGAACGCGATCGCGAAGTAGTAGGGTGGAGTGAGCCGGATCATCCGCTTGAGCACGAACCGCTCCGCGGTCATGCCGGCGCTGGTCTTGGCGATCACGATGCCCGAGAGCACGAAGAAGATCGGCACGCCCAGGTGCCCGAGCTCGAACAACGCGGTGACCGCCCAGCCGGGTATCGCCGCGGTCAGCTGGGAGATGTGTCTGCCCTCGTGGGCGTGGAACAGGACCACCCACAACGCGGCGATGCCTCTCCACGCGTCCAGGCTTACCAGACGCGGTCCACTGCTCATCGAGACAGTGTAGGAATCCTCGCGGCGCGCGTGCACCCCTGATCGTGGGATGGGCCGCACTTTTGGCAGATGGGGCGATACCAGCGCTGCACGGCGGGCGAGAACTTGCGGTACTGCGAGTCAGTCACGTAGCGGATAAAGCAGGGCGTGGTCGACTCCCACGCCAGGAGCTCGCCGCTCATGCCGCCCTCTTCACGAAGCCCGGCTGCTCGAACGGGAAGTCGCTGACGATCCCCTCCCCGAAACCGGGGGTGGTCTCGACGATCAGCCGACGCTCGCGGGCGTGGTCGCGCAGATGGTTGTTCACCCGGTCCATGAAGTCGACGATGAACGCAGCGTTGGGCATGCCGTTCTTCTTCTCGCGCAGGCCGCGCCCGATCCGCTGGCGGTAGGCGACTTCCGCCTTGCCGGCGCCGGCGATCGCGATCAGGCCCACCGCGGGCGTGTCGACGCCCACGTCCAGGATGTTGGTGCCGATCAGGGCGTCGATGAGCCCAGTCTTGAGCGCGTTGAGCGCTGCCAGGCGCTCGTCCTGGTCGTTGGCGCCCTGGATGAACGCGCAGCGCACGCCGGCGTCGGTCAGCAGCCGCGCCAGGCGGGCCCCGTGCGCCTTGTGCTGCACCAGCACCATCGAGGTCAGCCCGTAGGCGCGGGCGCGCACCACCTCCTGGACGATCGCGGCGTTGCGCTTGGTGCAGGTCGAGATGCCGATCTCGTACGCCTTCTGGTAGGGCGTGGTCTTGTACAGCCTGGCGGGCTTCTCGTTGCCGTCCGCGTCGATGACCGTGCCCTCGTTGGCGAACTCGCCCAGGTCGATGTACTTGAAGTAGGGGCGCGCGAGGATGCCGCGCTCGATCAGCATCTGCTCGCTGACCTTGATCGCCACGGGGCCCGCGGTCGCCTCCAGCCGCATGTTCGCCTGCTCGCTGTCGCGCATGTCGGGCGTGGCGGTGAGTGCAAGCCGGTAGTGGGCGTTGCGGCACAGCTGGCTGACCACGTAGTAGCTGTCGCTGCTCGCCTCGTGCGCCTCCTCGAGGATCAGGAACTCGAAGCGCTGCAGCAGCTCGATGGTTTCCGCCTGACGCCGACGCTGCGCCGCCTGCTTCTCGTGCGGATCCGTGGGGTCGGGCTCAGCCAGGCGCGCGGCGAAGGTCTGCACCATGCCCACGTTCATCTGCTGCGGGCTGTCCCAGTGGTCGTCACCGAAGATGCCCACCGGGATGCGCAGGTCACGCACGAACGCGTCTCGCATCTGGTGCATCAGGATGCCGCGGGTGGTCAGGAAGAGGGTGGGGCGGTTGATGCGGCTGAAGCACAGCTTGGCGATGCGGCTCTTGCCCCCGCCGGTGGCGACCTGGGCGATGATCTGCCCGAAGCGCACCAGGGTGTCCATGGTCAGCGTCTGGTAGTCGTAGCGCGGGTCCTCCGGGAAGGCGTCGACCACCGGGCGAACGGGCCCGAGCGGCGGCGGCAGGGGTCTGCGCACCAGGTTCGCCTTGCGCCCGAGCTTGCCGAACTCCCGGTACAAGCGCGTCACGAAGCCGGCGGGGAAGGTCGAGCTTCCGAAGTCGAAGAACGAGCTTCTGCCGTCCCACTCGCCGCCGAAGCCGCCGCCAACGTAACCCTCGATCTTGTACGACAGCAGCTGCTGCACGAGCAGCTTGTCGTCCTTGCTCGCGTCGACCAGGCGGGCGGTCGTCGCGGTGTGCGCGATCGTGATCGGGGTCATCGTCTGTTGCCTTATAGCGGCCCTTGGCCTATAGTCACCGGTGACTTAGTTTACGACTTATACAAGAGCCATGCAATTCAGCAAGGAGCCCGTCTCGCGGCTGCAACCCAACCCCTGGAACACCAACCGCATCACCGACCCGGCGAATGCGGAGAAGCTGCGCGAGTCGCTGCGTCGGTTCGGGGCGTTCAAGCCCATCATCGTCCGCACGCTGAACGGCGGACAGCTGGAGATTCTGGGCGGCGAACACCGGTGGATCGCCGCCCAAGAAATCGGCCTGAAGGAAGTTCCGGTGGTCAATCTGGGACTGGTCGATGACAAGCGTGCGAAGGAAATCGGACTGGTCGACAACGGTCGGTACGGCGAAGACGATGCGCTTGGATTGCAGGGGCTGTTGAAGGATCTGGGCGAGGACGTTCTGAAGTTCATGCCCTACTCGGACACGGAGTTGAAGTCGATCATGGAGGCGTCAGCGGTTTCGCTCGACGACCTGGACAGTGTAGTCCGCGGCGACCTCCCGGATCTGAACGACGTGAAAGCCGCGCCCACCTCGCAGGTGCTGCGGTTCAAGGTGCCGGTCGAGGACGTGCAATGGATGTCCAAGATGATCGAGGACGAGATGAAGCGCCAGGGCTTCAAGGACGAGGACTCGCTCACCAACGCCGGCCATGCGCTGATTTCCTTGCTGAAGCGCCTTCGCGACGGTAAGTAAGCGGTAACGTATGGACGAGTACAAGTACGAGTTCTGCGGCGGCTGTGAGTGGCGCGAGTCCGGGCTGATGTGCGACGCCTGTGATGAAGGCGACCAGTTCGAGGAAGCGCAGATCGCCGACGACGAGGAGCCGTTCCTGAACCGCTTTCGCAAGTTCGTCCCCATCAAGGAGGCTGCATGACCCTGCCCGAGACCACGCCCGTGTGGGTGCGCCTGAAGAACGGCGCCAAAGCCCACTTCCATTTCACCGACGACGGTGAGCCCAAGACCATCACCACCGAGGAAGACCTGCGCGCCTTCGTCGCCGAACAGGTGCCCGACGCGCAAGCAATCCTGATCCGCATCAAATGATCAAGCCCAACATCCAGATCTGGCCGATCGAACGGCTGAAGCCCTACGAGAAGAACGTCAAGATCCACGACGACGCGCAGGTCAAGGCGATTGCCGAGTCGATCCGCCGTTTCGGCTGGGACCAGCCCATCTCCGTCGACAAGGACGGCACCATCATCAAGGGGCACGGACGGCGCCTGGCGTCGCTGCACCTGGGACTCACCGAGGTGCCGGTGTGGGTTCGCGACGACCTCACGGAAGCCGAGGTGCGCGCCTCGCGCCTGGTGGACAACCAGGTCGCCAAGGGCGAGATCGACACCAACATGTTCCGCCTCGAGCTGGCGGACCTGAACTACGAGCTGTCGAGCTTCTTCAGCGCCAAGGAGCTGGACTTCGCCGTCGCCGACCTGGGCGAGATCAACACCGACGCGTTCGTCGACGACGTCAACGCCGCGATCGACGAGCAGGCCGAGCAGACCCGCGAGAAGGCGACCGCCGCTGTTGCGAAGCCCGTACCCCTGCACAAGGTGCTCGGCTTCAAGGAGATCCCGGGCGAGCAGCAGCTGGTCGTCACCCGCGCGATGGCAGAGATCGAACGACGCACCGCGAAGAAGGGCGTCGACGCATTCGTGGCGTTCTGCCACGCACTATGGGCCGCGCCCACATCACAAGGAGCATGAACATGGACAACCAACACCGTCAGATCAAGGGCTATCGCGAACTCTCGGAGAAGGAGATCGAGCTGATGAACGAGCTCAAGAGCAAAGGTGCCGAGTTGGGCGAGCTGGTCGCCAAGCTGCGCGGCACATCTGGTCTGGACCAGCGTTGGGTCAGCATCGGCGCAACGGACCTGCAGACGGGCCTGATGGCGCTCACACGGGGTGTCGCCCAGCCGACCTTCTTCTGAGGGCGGCGCCGTGCTGATCTTGACCTTCCTCTTTCCCTGGCAGCTCGCCTTCATGGTCTGGGCGCCCATCCTGCCGCCGCCGCAGACGCGCCCGGCGATCACGGAGCCCAAGCGATGAGCAAGTGGTGCAGCTATTGCAGCAAGGACACGCACAGCGATGCCGAGTGCTGGTGCACGCGCGTTCGAGAACCGTCCACCATCTTTCCGTCCGCAACGCTGACCGCCTTCGTCTCGGTTGGTAACACGCCACCTGCGATCGATCTGAAGACAGACCCCGAACTGTTGGCGGCGCTGATGAGGGCTTGCAAGTGAGCGACACCTACATCATCGACAAGCGCTTCACGTGCTCCGTGGCGCGCAGCCCGCGCGTGGTGGAGGTAGCAGAAGCGTTCGGACTGGGCCTGGACGACACCGAGTTCGTCATCTTCGACAACCTGGAACTTCAAGTTCCTCGAGGCAGCGTCGTCTACATCACCGGGCAGTCGGGCTCCGGTAAGTCGTTGCTGCTGAAGGACCTTTCCCGCCAGATTCAAGATCGTGGTCAGCGGGTCGTCAACTTGGACCAGATCGAGCTGGACAACAGCCGCACCCTGGTGGACCAGCTGGGCAAGGACCTGAACGACGCGCTGCGCATCCTGTCGCTGGCAGGGCTGAACGACGCGTACCTGTTCATCCGCCGACCCAACGAGCTGTCGGACGGCCAGCGCTACCGGTTCCGCCTGGCAAAGGCGATCGAGACCGATGCCGACGTCTGGGTTGCCGACGAGTTCATGGCGGTGCTGGACCGTACCGCGGCGAAGGTCATTGCCTACAGCGTGCAGAAGACCGCCCGGCGCGCGGGCAAAACGCTGATCGTCGCGACCACCCACACCGACATGGTGCCCGACCTGGCGCCCAGTCTCTACATCGAGAAGCGCTACCGCGAAAAGCTGCGCATCGAGGCGTTCGACGAGATCCGCCACGAGATCCCGGACGCCTCCTACGAACGAATCCTGAAAGCCATGTGATGAAGCAGTTCACCACCCTCGACGAATTCGCCGGCTACACCGGCTTCGTCATCTTCTCCGCGCCCTGGTGCGGCCCCTGCAAGACCTACAAGCCGGCGCTCGAGCACTTCTGCATCCAGACGGGCATCCCGCTGGCCGCGGTCGACATCGACGCGCACCGCGAGCTCGCCGCCAAGTTCGCGATCCGCGCCGTGCCCACCACCGTCGCCTTCAAGGAAGGCAAGCCCATCAGCCAGGCGGTGGGCGTGCAGACGGTCAACGCGCTGATGACGCTCGCAGGGGCGCTGCCGCTGTGATGCAGCTGGAAGGCGACGTCACCGTCGTGCACCGCGACGGCCCGTTCAACCACCGGGTGAGCCTGCTCAAGCAGATCTACGTCGAGCGCGGCACGGTGGAGGACTGGCACGCGCTCAAGGCGCTGCACTACAAGGCCCACAGCTACGGCACGGGCCCGCAGTTCATGCGCTGCGCGATCGAGCACGCCCCGGGGCAAACCGAAACCATCGGGGTGATGGTGCTGCAGGTGCCGCAGATCCTGGACTCGGGCCGCATGGAGGTGTTTCCGCACCTGAAGCCCAACCAGAACGGCGTCGACAGCCCGCTGCAGAACCGCATGCGCATCAAGTGGATCAACGCCAACATGCGCATCAGCGCCCGCAACGTGGTCGACACCATGTACCGCGGCGCCGGCGTGGGCTACCGCTTCCGCAACCTGGCGTTCCGACTGTCGGGCTACCGGTTCCTGGAAGGGCGCAGCTCGATGAGCCGCTTCAACCCCTTCTACTTCAAGGCGGGCATGCGCGCGGTCAAGCCCCGCACCGCCTCCGGGCTGGAAGCCGGGCTCGCGATGTTCACCCGCAACTTCTCCAGCCCCGCGTACGACAAGGTGGCGATCCTGGACGAGCTCGCGGCGATGCCCGAGCACGTGCGCGATCGCACGCTGCTGGACATGCGCGACTTCTACTACCGCCATTCGTCGCTCGAGAAGAGCGGCGACAAGCGTCTCAAGGGGCACGAACGGGTGGACAACCTCCCGGTGGGCGAGCTGGTCAAGCAGTGCATGCAGCTGACCTTCGCCAGCACCGTCTACGCCGTTTACGTCAACCCAGACCACGGACGCCAGCTGCCCGCACGGCTGCCGCTGTCCGCCTTCGACAACCAGGCTCCACACGAGCCGCTTCGACTCGACCTGCTATGACCATGAAACCGGCTTCCAAGCCCAAGACCAAGCTGACGGCACACCAGATGGAGGTGCTGCGCATCATCATCAAAGGCAACGACAGCCCCAGCCCGGAGCTGGCGCTGGCCGACCTCGACGAGGTGCTCGACCGGGTCAGCCGCGACACCTCCAAGCAGTCCATGCAGTTCACGATCCGCTCGCTGGTGCACAACGGCATGATCGTCAAGTGCGATCGCGCCCGCAGGCGCGGGCGCCTGCGGGTGACCTACAAGGCCACCGAACTGGGCAAAGCAGTGGGTGCCGACAGGCCCCCGGTGGCCCCTTCCTTCGTCGAAAGTGCAGTCGAAAGCCTTCTGGCAGGGTAAGTCACGACTAACTTGTGTATTCCGGGCTTTCCGCTGGTACTAAAGGGTTTGCCCGACAGTAGCCACTTACTTACCAAACGGCATGCTTCTATAAGCTGGAAGGGCCGTTTTAGCCCACACCGGGGCTTCTCTGTAAGAAGTTGGGTATTGGAAGGTTTTCGGTATGAATCAACAACTTAGCGACGATTTCGCCCACTCCGGGCCCCCTCTTGTTACAGACTTGGGTATTTGGGTGTTTTCCTATAGATATATACCCTTCTCAATACACTCTACATCTGTCAATTGTTCGCGCGTGCGCGAGGGGTGTTCGGACTTCGAGACCCGGTTCGGCGAGAAAGGTAAGTCACCGGTGATTGACGAACCGACCGCCCGCGGCTACAGTGCGTCGCAGCGGTTCCAAGAACCCCTCCTAGGTGGCGCATCCCCTGTGCGCCATTTTTTTTGGATGCACGCATGAGCGACGACAAGACCGCCGCTTCAGCGGCACCTGGCAAGCGCGCCTACACCCGACTCACCGACGCCCAGAAGACCGAGGGCACGACGCTGTACCGCGCCGGCACGCACACGGTCGAAGAGATCTCCACCAAGCTCGGTGGCAAGGTCGAGACCTGGCGCAAGTATTTCGTCAAGGTCGGGGTGAAGAAGGGGGATCTGCAGAAGGAGGTCGAGGCGAAGCGGGCAGCGGTGATCGCTGAAGCGCTGACGATCGACCCCGCGGTGCACGCTCGCCGCGTCTTCGACACCAAGAACGAGACCTACCGCATCGTCGAGATGCTGCGCAAGCTCACGGCGAAGGTGATCGTCGAAGCGCAGCGCGAGAACAAGCCCCTGGGGTCGATCCAGAACGAGATCAAGGCGATCCGAGAAGCCGCCGCGGCGATCAAGACGTGCCGCGAGGAAGCGTTCGCAGTGCTGGGCATCCGACCCGACGAGGTGAGCGACGAAGCGCTGCCGGAGCTCGTGATCAGCGGCCTGGACGACGACATGATCGCCCAGCTGCAGGAGTCGGATGGCGCCGACGGGGACGACATCCCGGAGGTCGAGGTCGACCTGGGTGATGACGACGAAGAGGCAGACCCGGGCGCCGAATGACGACCACCATCCGCTCGCCATTCAAGGCCAAGCCCAACACCCTGTACCTGCACGCCAAGCAGCTGGCGGTCGCGCGCTCGAGAAAGCGCTTCAAGGTGGTGGTCGCGGGTCGCCGCTGGGGCAAGACCCAGCTGGCGAAGGTCATGCTGATGCTGTTCGCCCGCGGCAGGAAGCGGCTCATCTGGTACGTGGCGCCGTCCTACCGGATGGCAAAGCAGATCATGTGGCCGGAGCTGATCGAGGCGATCCCCAAGAAGTGGCTCAAGAAGGACCCCAACGAGACCACGATGACGCTCGTGCTGAAGAACGGCACGCGCATCGAGCTCAAGGGCGCCGACAACCCCGATTCGCTGCGCGGCGTGGGCGTGCACTACCTCGTCATGGACGAGGTGCAGGACATCGACCCGGAAGCCTGGCGCAAGGTGCTGCGCCCGACGCTGGCGTCCACCGGCGGGCACGCGCTGTTCATCGGCACGCCCAAGGCGTACAACTTCCTGTACGAGCTGTACATGCTGGGCCAGCGTGGCGAGGTCTACGAGGACAGCAAGGGCCGGCTTCGCCGCAACGACTGGGAGAGCTGGCAGTTCCCGACCATCACGTCGCCGTTCATCCCGCGCTCGGAGATCGAGGCGGCGATGCGCGACATGGACGACAAGAGCTTCAAGCAGGAGTTCCTGGCGTCGTTCGAGACCATGAGCGGTCGGGTGTACCACGCGTTCGAGCGCAAGGTGCACGTCAAGCCGTGCCCGTTCAACCCGAAGCTGCCGATCTGGGTGGGGCAGGACTTCAACCTGGACCCCATGTCCTCGGTGATCCTGCAGCCGCAGCCCAACGGCGAGGTCTGGTGCGTGGGCGAGATCAGCCTGCCCAGCTCCAACACCGCGGAGGTCGCGCGCGAGCTCGAGCGCCGGTTCTGGAAGTGGCAGGACAAGGTCACGATCTTCCCGGACTCCAACGGCGGCACCAAGCAGCACGCCCGCGGCGAGACCGACCTGGACATCTTCCGCGAGAAGGGATTCGAGAAGATCCGCCACCGCAAGAAGAACCCGCCGGTCGCCGACCGGGTGAACTGCGTCAACCGCTTGTTCCGCGCCGCCGACGGCACCGTCCGGCTGTACGTCGACCCGAGCTGCGAGCGGCTCATCGAGTCGGTCGAGCAGACCATCTATAAGGCCGAGTCGCGCGACATCGACAAGGACATGAACATCGAGCACATGGCCGATGCCCTGGGCTACCCGATCGAATTGTTGTTCCCGATGCGTAAGGTCAAGGTGGGCGGGCGCTCGCGATGAGCTTGCAGGCATAAGTAACCCATGACATACTCACGCCGCCCATGAGCACCAATGACCGTCAGAAACAGCTGAAGAAGTTCCTCGATCGCCGCCACCCTCTGTACGAGGCGATGCGGGCGCATTGGGAATTTCTCGCCACCACGTACGAAGGTGGCCGGGAGTGGTTCGAGTCGAACATCTTCCGCTACATCAAGGAAGGCGACGGCGAGTTCAAAGACCGGGTGCAGCGTGCCTACCGCTTCAACCACACCCGCGAGGTCGTGGACCTGGTCAACAAGTACCTGTTCAAGATGGAGTGCCACCGCAACACCGCGGAGGCACCGCCGGCGATCAAGGAATTCTGGGAGAAGGCCACCCTCCAGGGTCAGGGCATCAAGGACTACATGCGCTCGGTGTCGGCGCAGAAGTCGATCTACGGGCGGGTGTGGCTCGTCGTCGACTCCAACAAGGGTGACGACGTGCTCACCAAGGCGGACGAGAAAGCCGCCGGCGTGCGCGTGTACTCCTACATGGTCGAGCCCCAGCACGTGCTGGACATGAGCTACGACGAGCTCGGCGAGCTCAACTGGGTGCTCATCCACGAGCTGCGCCGCGACGACGAGGACCCGATCGCCTCGAGCGGCAAGCTCAAGGACCAGTTCCGCCTGTGGACCAAGCAGGACTCGCAGCTGTTCCGGGTCGAGCGCCAGGGCAACAAAGTCGTGATCGTCGAGGACCCGAAGGTCAATCATGGCCTGGGCGTGGTCCCGGTGTTCCCGGCCGACAACGTGCTGACCGACGAGAAGTGGTGCTCGCCGTCCATGATCGCCGACGTGGCGTACCTGGACCGGGCGGTCGCCAACTACCTGTCGAACCTGGACGCGATCATCCAGGACCAGACCTTCAGCCAGCTGGCGATGCCCGCGCAGGGCGTCACCGCGGACAAGACGCTGTACCAGCAGCTGCTCGAGCTCGGCACCAAGCGCATCTTCATCTATGACGGCGGCGAGGGCGGCAACCAGCCGTTCTACCTGTCGCCCGACGTCAAGCAGGCCGAGCTCATCCTCAAGGTGATCAACAAGATCATCAACGAGATCTACCACTCGGTGGGCCTGGCCGGCGAGCGCACCAAGGAAGACAACGCCCTGGGCATCGACAACAGCTCGGGCGTGGCGAAAGCGTACGACTTCGAGCGCGTCAACTCGCTGCTCGCGTCCAAGGCGGACAGCCTGGAAGCGGTCGAGAACAAGCTGGTGCACCTGGTGGGCCTGTACACGAACACCGCCAAGCAGATCAAGCAGCTGCCCAAGCCGCTGGTCGAGTACCCGGACAACTTCGACGTGCGCGGGCTGTACGACGAGTTCGAGATCGCCGCGCGCCTGGCGCTGATTGAGGCGCCCGACGAGGTGCGGCGCAAGCAGATGGAGTCCGTGGTCGACAAGCTGTTCCCGCAGCTGGCGCAGGACCTGCGCGAAAAGATGCTCGACGAGCTCAAGAGCTGGCCCCCGAAGATCGACCTGCTGGCGCCCGGCGCCGGCGGACAGTCCAACGCCCAGGCGATCCGCGCCACCGGCAAGCAAGCTCTGAGCAGCAAGCTGGTGAGCGGCGCCAAGAAGGGTGCCGCGATTTAGTAACCCCGCTGCCCTAGAGACTGGGCGGCAGTAACCCGGCGAAGAGACTCGCCAAACCGAGGAAAGACGAAATGCCTTACGCGATCAAACAACTTCTGGCACGCGGCTACTGGAAGCCTGCCGGTGACGACGGCTCGAGCGGCGGTGGCGGCTCGGGTGACGACGGCAAGGGCGGAGAAGGTGGCAACGACGGCGGCAACGCCGGCGGCGACGAAGGCGGCGATGGGGAAGGCGACGGTGGTTCAAACGACGGCTCAGGCAAGGCCAAGCCCACCGACGCGGAAGCCAAGCTGCTCAAGGAGCTGATGAAGAACAAGAAGGATCGGCAAGCCGCTGAAGCCGCGCTCGCTCAAGCGAATGAGCAGCTGGCGAAGTTCAGGGGACTGGACGCCGAGAAGATCCGCGC